TGTAAAGAACTCGGAAGAGAAGAAAAACCAGATAGATATTCTGGTCACCGATCTTCGTGAAATGATAAAGACAATAAACGACGCGACAATGATTGTGCCATTGTTGAAAGAGTACTTTGACGTTGGAGTCAGAAACGATGAGCAACTCATAAAGCTAGCAGCTATAATTCAAAGATTGATGGCTGGTAAAGGTGGTGGAGAAGACGGCGGTAACTTGCTTCTTACGGACGAAGAAAAGAAACAATTGATGTCCACAGTAGAAGAAGTTGTAAAAACTGCAAAAGAACCAATTCATCCGTTGGACAAAGAAAAGATAGTAAAAGATAAAAAGTAATTATGGCCTACGAAAAAGTACAACGAAATTACGAATCGGCCAGAATTCAAGAAGACGGTTTGGCATCCAAAAGGTTTGTTCGTGAATATAAACATGACAGGGTTGAATTTTATGAAATAGAACCAGCCGTTGTGCTTGATATTATCTTAGACGAGACCCATCCTATATTTTCATCAAAAACATTAGATTCAGCGGATTCTCCGCCAAATATAGACGGTGAAGAGCCCACGGATAAACAACCAGATTATTCTTGGGTGGGTAGAATAAAGTTTAGATTTTATTATAGTCAAAAAGGTCAGATAAAAGAAACTTTATTTTGGGCAAGTCCTTTGGAAAATACTGGAATTACAGAATATCCTTTATTAAATGAAGTTGTTGGAGTTGTTAAATACCTTGAAAATTATTACTATACCAGAAAAATAAACGTCAAAGGGTTGATAAACGCAAATGCAGATTTTGCAATCGAACGCCGTGCCGGTCTTGTAGAGCAAAATTATGATGAGTATGCAGGAACTCCAGAAACGGCAATGAAAGGTCCTGTTTCTAAACTGAATTACCAAGGCGATGATAATTACTCGGGTGTACTTGGAAGTTATTTCAAGTTTAATCCAAATATCAGAACTTTGAAAAGATATGAAGGCGACACTCTTGTAGAATCTAGATTTGGCTCTTCTATAAGATTTGGTTCATACGATTCTAACAGAGATAATGATGTTGGATTGGGAGAATATGAGGACAGGGGCGGGAATCCATATACATTGATCCGAAATAGACAAGCACCCGTTTCTAAAGATCCAGATTCTCCTGCCTATACCAACAGAGGGTATGTTACAGAATCTATCAACGATGATGGATCTTCTATACATCTTACATCGGGTAAAACCATATCCGAGTTTGTTACCACTTGTAAAAAGGTTATGTTTCAAGCTGGTTTCGAAGAAGGTTCTAGCGTTGAAGAAGAACAACCGGAATTTTCTCCACCGGGAGGAACCACCTTCAAGTTTCCAGTGCTTGATGGAGATCAAATAGTCATTAACAGTGATCGTTTGATATTTTCTTCCAAAGCTAATGAAACGTTTCACTTTTCAAAGAAACGTTTTTCAATGGTAACAGATGATGAATTTACAATAGATGCTCACAAACAAATCGTGCTGACTACCAACGAGATGACATCTATAAACTCACCGATGATATTTTTGGGACAAGCGTATCAGACTGCGGAACCGGCCCTTCTTGGCAGAACCACTACTTTATGGGATATAACTCTGTGCAATTGGTTATTGAATCAGACCAATTGGATGATAGAACTGTGTAATGAATGGTTGATAAAACACGTCCACGATTATGTTGTTGACACCGGTGCACCGGATCAAGCATGGATATCAAAAATGAAAACTCACGTAAAAGCTTTAGAAGATCTTAGAAAAGAACTTATAGCTCTAAGAGACGATGCTCCAAAAAATATGAGTAAACGTGTATTTTTGGTAGGTGGTGGAGGAGCTCCTGGTTTTCCTGGCGGAGAGCTTGCTCCAGATTCTCCGGTAACAAAAGCTGAAAAAACAGCTAAGGAAGAAATGGAAAAACAAGAAGAAGAAGAACCTCCAGTACCTCCGGAACAGATAGAACAAGAATATGAAACAGTTAGAATAGCCGTGGACAATTCCGGATACGGAACAAATCCTGCCGTATAATATATGGATATACCAAAAATAACTTTACCATCGCCCTCGTCTCTGGCTCCAAATCTGTCTTTACAGAGTACTATAAAAAATATAGGATCTTCTGGAACTTTATCTATTCCGGCAATTTCTGCGCCCAACCTTGGTGATTTAGGAAGTGGAGCTTCAAAAGCTCTCGGAAATTTTGGTGGAGGATCTATGTTGCCAGGAGGAACGTCTGCTTTAGGTGGGATCGGAGAAAAAGCAACAGGAGCTTTAGGTGGGATCGGAGAAAAAGCAACAGGAGCTTTAGGTGGGATCGGAGAAAAAGCAACAGGAGCTTTAGGTGGACTTGAAGCTGGAAAAGACGCGATAACAAGTCAGATGGAAACTTTAACAGGACCGGCCAGAGCAAAATTTATGTCTTCTGTTTCTTCTTTTCCAGATCCTGCGCCCGGACTAAAAGGAATAATGGAAAAAGGTGTAGATCTTGGAACGTTTCAAGAAAAATCTTTAGGAAATTTGATGTCAAAAGTTTCTGATTTTTCTCCTGGAAAAAGCATTCTTGAGTTATCAAAAGAAGCTGACATTGCAAATTCATTGAAAGACAAATTAAATTCTTTAAAACCTTCATTACCAAGTTTACCGTCTTTACCAGGAGTTCCTTCTGGATTGGGCGCCGTTGCTCAACAAGCATTAACCGGAGGTGCTATTGGAGCCGTTGCGGGAGCTATAACCGGTGGAACAGATAAATTGGGAGGAGCTCTAAAAGGTGGAGCTATAGGAGCCGGAGTTGGGGTAATAGGAGGAGCAATTTCCAATTCCGCTGGTGGAATTACTTCAAAACTTGGATCTGCTCTTGGTGGAGGAGCTGTAGCAGATGTAGTTTCAAAAGGAATTGCTGGTGCAGCGGGAGGAGCTGCTCTAGCAAAACTTACAGGCCAATCAGTAAACTTAAAAAGTGCAGCTGGAAATTTAGCCGGATCTATTGGCGGCGGATTGGGTGCTCAACTCGGAACCAAACTTACCGGGGCAAATATTCCAGGTGCTTCTGGATTAGGAGCGGCGGCTGGTGGGCTTATATCAGGAATGGTAGGAGGTTCTGCTGGAAAAAAAGCTCTTACAGGACTTGCCGCGGGAGCCGGAATTACGGCACTTACCGGTGCATTAACAAAAAATTTAAAAGCTCCCGACGTAAAGATTCCAGGCGCTGGAGAAGTAGGTCAATCCTTGAGCCAACAAGTTTCTAATACAACTGGTCAACTACAGGCTCAAGCTATTGGAACTGGACCAAGTCAACCACTTTCTGGACCAAGCAATGCATTATCCGCATTACCCATTAGTAATGTTACACCAAGTCAACCACTTTCTGGACCAAGCAATGCATTATCCGCATTACCCATTAGTAATGTTACAAGTACTAAACCACCAGATCTATCAAAAAGTGCACCGCTTGACATAATTAGTTTGGGAAATAAGAGTCCACAATCCGTTCCTGATACAAGGGCTCCAATTCCAGCAGATTCAAATAACACGACTCCGGGTAAAAATCAAATCGAAGCTGTTTTATCAGGACGAGAATCGACAACCACTGTCACAAGTGCCAGTTTTCAAGAAACCGTAGAAGCTTTCGGCGGAACGGATGTTACTAATCAAGCAGGAGTAAGCGATTTTGTTGCAACGAAGGCTTTTATACGGGACATGAGTGGAGTCATAAGGGATAGATATAAGGGATTTTTAAGAGATGATACTTGGAGTTCGATGGTTATTAAAATGGCAGATGACATGAAAAAAGTTACCGATGAAGACAAAAATCGAGTGCAGCAAGTTATAAAAAATTACAATGGAGCTTTTAGTATAGGGTTTAGTAGTGCAGTTTCGGATCCAAAAGGAGTTTCAGAACCTCAAAATAGAAAGTTGTCTTTTAATGATTATTTAGCATTAGACACTAAAAATTTTTATCAATTTATAACCGGAGTTGCAGAGGGTTCTCATGTTGTAAAACCCATAGTTCTTCCATCCTCTGGTCTGTCTAACAGCACTCCTTATCAAGTTTTTATTTCCCAAAAAAGTCCATCAGAAGTTTTATTAACAGTATCTCATCCAGCATTTGGAAGTGCTACCGGAATAATTCCTAGAATAGAACCTCCCCCATTGGAAACGTTGTTTGATGCCCACGGAGTTTATACTTGTGGGTTTAAATACCATTATGCTACTTCAGATATTCCAGAAAATAAGTGGCCAAAAGGAGTGCCGCTTGATACTTTAAACCCGAACGGTGGAGCTATGTTTAGAATGTGGGCACAATTTGGTAAACCCAAAAGATACTGTTGTGGTGGTGATATTGTAATTGGAGATATGAATTGCGGCAAAGCTACGGGAGAAAAACCATATGAATGGGAAAATATATTCCCTATTCCTTGGCCATATGGCGCGATAAGTAAATTAAAAATATCAGATACATTATATTATATGGTAACATATCATGCGTATACAATTAACATTGACAGTATTCAAGTTTATAAGTTGGTCCCAAAAAAATAAAAGAAGTCTATATTTATAGTATATATGAAAAAGAATGAATTAGTAGAAATTATAAGAACTCTTGTAAAAGAAGAAGTTCATAATACACTTCCACAACTTTTGATGGAAGTTTTGGCGGAAAAAATGACCGAAAGTTCTGCCTCTATATTGGAAAATAAAGCGGAAAAGAAGCAAGCTGTTCAACCCGTCGCCAAAAAACAAATAGCTTCTCAGCCGACAAAACAATATACAAACAATCCAATACTTAATCAAGTATTGAACGAAACTGTTGGGGGAGTTCCTCAAGAAGAAACTACATCAACATCGGCTATAGACGTACTAAATAACCTTACTCCACAACAATTAAACGAAAACAAGGAAGTTGCTGGTGTAGCAAATGCATTAAATAAAGATTATAGAGCATTACTAAAAGCTGTAGATGCTAAGGCTAAGACGAAAAGAAGATAAAAATGGCCACGAATCGTCAACCAATAGGAATAACGTTTCCGCTTCAACGCGGAGAACAGGGTTATTTTCAGCAAAGTTTTGACGTGGTTGACCAAGTAAAGGCCAATTTATATCTTTTGCTTAACACAAAAAAGGGAGAAAGAAGACTTAACCTTGATTTTGGTTCTACGCTCTGGGATGTATTGTTTGAGTTTAACAACGAAGAAATTAAAAACATAATAAAAGATGCTGTAAAAAAAGATGTTCAAAAATGGATGCCGTTTGTAAATATAGAAAGCGTGGAAGTGAGTGCCACGGATGAGGAAAAAGATAACGGCTACGTTAAAATTGACGTAATATTTACAGCAGATTCAATGGGAATATCAGAACCTCAGAATTTGACGTTAATAACGCCCCAAGGAAATATATGATACTTGATACTCCAAAGTCTTTTCAACCTTCAAAAAAAGATGTTAAATATCTCAATAAAGATTTTTCTCAGTTGAGACAATCTTTGATCGATTTTTCTAAAGTATATTATCCAAATACATACAAGGATTTTAGCGAGGCATCAACCGGAATGATGTTTATAGAAATGGCCGCATACGTTGGAGACGTAATGTCATATTACATAGACTATCAGTTTAAAGAATCAATGTTGGTGAACTCTGAAGAACGTCAAAACATCATAGATTCGGCAAGGTCTCTTGGATATAAGACAAAAGTAACCACTCCATCTATAACAAAGTTGGATGTATATCAACTTGTACCGTCTAAGACGGACCAGACGGGATCCATAATTCCAGACTTGTCATATGCTCAAATCATAAAACCCGGAATGGCGGCTACAAGTACCAACGGGTCTAGTTTTATAACAAATCTTCCCGTTGATTTTACGGTCGATACAAAAAACGATCCACTTGAAATTTCAGTATATCAAAGAAACTCCGCGGGACAACCGGATTTTTATGTTTTGAAGAAAAGTGTGGACGCTTCTGCGGGAAGAGTGTTAACAAAGACTGTAACTGTCGGTGATCCAGTTCCATTTTATAGAGTAGAATTTTCCGAGACAAATGTTTTGGGAATAGTTGATATATTTGATTCTGACGGAAACCGTTGGTATGAGACAGATTATTTGGCTCAAGATTTAGTCCCTATAGATTACGAAAACATATTTAGGAATGATATGGTCATGTCAAAATACAGAGACACCGCTCCTATGTTGATGAAGTTTTTGAGAACTTCAAAAAGATTTGTAATGGGAACAAATTCGGATGATACTACATTTTTAGAATTTGGCGCAGGAACAAATTTACAAGATGATGAGTTGATAATTCCAAATGTAAATACTGTTTCAAATCAATCGATATTTAGAACAGAAAACGTTTCTTATGATCCAGCAAACTTTTTGTCTTCCAAATCGTTTGGCCAAGCACCGGCAAATACAGTTTTAACAATTCGTTACTTAGTTGGCGGCGGAATTGAAAGTAATGTAAATGCTAACACCATAACAAATATTACATCGATTGAATATTTTGGGGATATCACGGAACTTCCTGGGCTGGAAGCAAATCTTACAGAAACGATTCGTCGCTCTATAAAAGTTAATAATCCTGTCCCAGCCGTTGGTGGACTTGGAAGCGAATCAAACGATGTTATAAGAAACAATGCGTTGGCAAATTATGCTTCTCAAAACAGAGCAGTTACTCAACAGGATTATGTTGTACGATCATACTCCATGCCATCAAAATATGGATCCGTCGCCAAAGCTTACGCTGTAGCGGACCAATCTGTAGACACAACTGTGACAGGTTATAATCCATTTGCAGTAAATCTTTATATATTGTGCTATAACACGCAGAAAAAACTTATAAACTCGACTCCAGCTATTCAAGAAAATTTAAAAACTTATTTAAATCAATACAGATTATTGACAGATGCCATTAATATTTTGGACGGATATATAATAAACATAGGAGTTGAGTTTGGCATTGTATCGTACAAAAACTATAATAAAAGAGATGTTTTGTCCGACTGTCTTACGCTAGTTCAAGAATATTTTAACATAGACAATATTCAATTTTGCCAACCGATCAATCTTAGCCGCCTTGAGCTGGAAATCAGTAGAATAGATGGAGTACAGTCGGTAAGTTATTTAAAAATCAATAATTTGACGGCTAAAGATGGAGATTATTCTCCATATGAATATGATATTACTCAAGCTACAAAAGATAAAGTAATATACCCATCGTTAGATCCTTCTGTTTTTGAAGTAAAATATCCAACAAAAGATATAATCGGCAAGGTTCTTTAATTGTATATTTTCGGTTAGTTGATATATTTATATACAAAGAATCTCATTCATGCATTACTTTTTATATCCAACTAAAGACGCATTCATTTCCAACAACCCAGTTTTAATGTATAAAAACACTGGATTGGACGAAATACTTGAGGTAGAAAAAAGAACAAGCTATTATGCCTGTGGCGCCGATGGCGAGCATTTGGGATCGGTTCTTTCTAGAGCGTTACTTCACTTTGATATTACTCAAATATCTCAATCAATAGCATCCACAGATCCGGACAGACCAATAAACCCAAGATTCTTTTTGAATCTAAAAGTTTGTGAATCGATAGAAGTTCCAACATACTATGTTTTGGCCGCATATCCAATTTCTCAATCTTGGGTTATGGGAACTGGATACAAGTATGACGGAAATGATTATGCGGATGGTGTTAATTGGAAATTCACCGATGGACAATCAGTATCTTGGTACTCCGGGTCAGTTTCAGATTGTAGTGGTGGTGGGGTATGGTGGATATCTGGAAGTATGAAAAGTTCTGGTTCTGGATATCTTGAGCCGGCATATGTAAACCCGGCGTTATATCCGTCGTTGGGAGAATGCAATCCTCCAGATTATAATCCTCCAACGTCTTCTATCATCGCTCCAGTTACAGGCGGTTTTGGTTGTTCTCAATCGTTTGACTATCAAACTTCCGATGTTAGAATGGATATTACCAACATAGTAAACGCTTGGATTTCTGGGACTATAGTAAATAATGGTTTGTTGTTGATTCATAATGATGAAACCAGCTCTTTAGATTATGGGTCTCTACGATTTTTTTCAAAGGAAACCAACACCATCTATTCACCATACATAGACGTTGTATGGGCAGATGCAAAGTTGGATTGGGAACTTCCTGGGTTTGATACGGGAAGCGCTGAACTTATTCAAACCCGAGATGCTGTCGTCAATATGAAGAATATGGCGAAAGAATATAAACACGGAGATATTCTTCGCATGGATGTAACCGCTAGAAAGAGATATCCCATGAAGACATTCGCCAGTTATCCAAACCCAGCCGGCGCAATCAATAGATTCTCCGATTATTTGTATCCTTATTATCTCCCGTCGTCCAGTTTCTATTCTATAAGAGATGCGGAGAGTGAAGAGGACATTATTTCATACGATTGTTATACTCGGTTGAGTTTTGATAGTAATGGAAACTATTTTATGTTGGACACCACAGGTCTTCCACAAGAAAGATATATGAAGGTTCAGATCAGAACCGAACAAAGCGGTTCAATCACAACCTTTGATATACCTACAGTATTCAAGGTTACACGATGAATGAAAATCCATATCTATCAAAGTATTCGCAAGACGAAATATTGAGTCTGTATAAAACAGGATCTCTTGTTCCAAACATAGATTCGTTTGCAAATCTTACTCTTGAGAGAAGCGGTTCTATGCATTCTACCTGCATCACAATACCTTTAAAAAATACACCATCAAATCCAGTAAAGGTTGAAACACAATATGAAATAGGATTTACCGAATTATGAGAATTGAGTATATAAAATACATAGAGCAATCATCCTCATCTCTCACCAACGGGTTGTATATTGCCAAAGACAGTTGGGATTACCTCAAAGATACAGAAGAGGTTATGAACTATTCTTTTGGAAAGACGGAAAAAGATGTTATTGAACTTGAAGTATATACTTTGGATGACACTCTAATCACGGGATCAGTAATAAAACCAAGTGGAGAAACCAAACAATTTACAGGCTCGTACAAAAATATTAAAAACGAACCGGTGACTTATAGTCACACTTATTTTGTAAGCGATTTGGTGATTGTTGGTAATCAAACTCAATCTTTGTTTTTTAATATATCAGACGAACTGAATAATTTGTCTATATCCGATGGAAACTATAAAGTTTATACGCAATTAACCAAAGACGTTGTGGGCAGTTCGTTTGATGGATCAAGACGTTTGATATTGGACGAGATATCTCCGTCGAGAACAGAGATTGCGCTTATACCAAGCACGGATGTAAACAGCGTAGATGAAAGAGATATACGATTCAATATTGAGTATCAAGCCTTTGGTCAAGGAAAGCTTCAAGTAAATCAAATAATTGATGAGGTTTTAGATGGACTGAAATCTCCTCAAATTTATAATATATATTATAAAGTAAAATCCGAGAATCAGGTTGAAGCTCAAGCGTTTCTATCCAACTATGGATTTATAAGTGGAATTTCTGGAAGCCAGGACATAAATGCCATCAAGTTCATCACGGACGTTTATTACGGCAATGATCGAGATACTCAATCTCAAGGATATTATTTAAAGAGAAGAATTGCTGGAATATATGAACAGTATTTCAATTGGCTGCATGAAAATTATAATTTGGTAGTATCGTTTCAAGATTTGTATGATGTGTACTATTCTCTTTTTAGATTCATAATTGAAAAAGAACTCGACGCCATCAACAGCTATCGGCCAGAAAATTACGACGGTGTAATAAATTTCCTTTCGGAAATATATTTTACATCCATATTCTATCCAATAATGTTGAAAGCACAGGTCAATTACATAAATCTTAACATTGGATATTTTAAAAATTATTTGAGTTTTGACGATGGAACATTACTTCCAATAATGAATGTGAAGATAGTTCAATCGACCGATCCAAGATTTCATGATCGGTTGATCATAAAGTTAGATTCTTCTTTGGGAAAGGATATTAAAGTCGGCTCAAGAATGATCATCAAAAACTTTTTTGCGTCTCCTCCAATAGTCCAAAACGTTTATTTTTTTACAAAAAATATAATCAATACAATACTACTTCGTGGACCAAATTTTAACATAAAAGTAGGAAATTCTGGAAATTCTACGGAAACAATTTCCAGCGAAGAACTTTTCAGAGAAACTGGAAGTCTGTACAATGAATTGTTCCTCAAATTAAATTCGAAATTAAAAAATGAATATCTTGATACTATAGATTATAGATATTTTGAAAACTTTATCACATTTTCATCCGCTGTTTACAGATTAAACGCTTACGCA